GTATGTCTTGTATGGTATGGCTCAAGCCCTTGATCTTTACACCACATATAAGGCAACACCTTATCCTTGTTTAGCTGAAGGCAATCCTTTGTTACCAAAAAAGCCTAGTATTCAGGATTTAATTATTTTTGATACAGTTCACAATTACCTAGTTTTAAAATATGTTGATGATAGCGATACTCTAGCTTTGCATACTGGTTTAACTTTTACGATTGCCTACAACAATTACAAATTAGTGGAGCAAGGATGTTAAGATTATTTTTATTACTTTTGACAGGTTTTATATATGCGCAAGAAGATACCAACAACCAATCAGCCGACAACTTTGGCACCAACAACAACAACTCAACAGTCAGCTCTTATAATGAAACAAAAGCTACTACTAATAATTATAGTGGAGCAGGTTCTTCTCCTGGCTCTATGCCTGTTGGCTCTGCCATCGCTCCAAGTTTAATGTCCAATGGTATGGATTCATGTCTTATGTCAGCCAATGGCGGTATTCAATCTTTTGGTTTAGGGTTATCGACTGGAGCTTATCGCCAAGATGAGAACTGCAACAGGCGAAGAGATGCCAAAGTGCTGTCTGATCTTAATATGAAAGTGGCTAGTATTGCTCTCATGTGTCAAGACGAAGGTGTGTGGGAAGCTATGTTTATTAGTGGCACACCTTGTCCGATCTTGGTTAATTCACGCTTGGTGGCTGGGCGAGCAGCTTATTTAGCGATTAAACAAAACCCAGAACTTTATATCCCCAACTATGGTAAGGTCAAAAAGAAAAGAACACCAAGTGTTATCTGTCGTAGGTACACAGAAACCAAAGTCATTATCGACTGCAATCCTGAAATATTGTGGGAATCTAGTAACCAATATAGTGCAAAGCAGCAGTTTTATAATACAATACTAACTATCAATGGACAGTCCGATGAACAAACCACTACTAGCACTCTTAGCATTTCTGAACGCTTCCGCAGTTCACTCCAATCAAGCGGTTGATGATTTAGTCAATCAATCAAGTGTCTTAAAACAAAACATCGATATCGCTATTCAAGGTATTGGTGGTTTTATGACTTACGCACCTTCTGGTGGCATAGCACCCGATGGTGTTTTACAAGCAGGTTACATTAAGTTTGACGATATGATTGCTTACAACACAGCTTTGACCAATGTTGAAAATGCTACCTTTTATTCGGCTGAAGATTTTTTAACAGACAATCAACAAGCAGCTCAAGAAAATATGGAAGCAGCAGTCGATGATTTTGTTGAAGCTACTTTAGCGATTGTTGAAGTTATTGAAGTCCAAGAGCAAGCCAGTCAAGCTCAAGAGACTGGTGAGATAGCTGACCAAGAAGCCTTACAAGATTTTATTCAAGACAACGATGTGTACATCACCGAGCAAGAAGTAGCAGATTATAACGATGCGATTACCAAGATTGAAGAATATGGTAATCAATACGCTTCATTTACTGCTGTCTTGTCTAACGATGATTACATGAATGAGTTTCAAGCAACTGCTAATGAGTACAGAAATAGTTTCTTAGATGCAGCGATAGCTTTTGATGCTCAAGTGGGTATGTTGACTGTCGGGTGGGAAAGTGTCTCAGTCATGGTTGATTTATCACAATATTACAAATCTGCTGATGAATATTATGAAGCAGGTCAACAAAATGAGTTCTATACCACTAGCCCGATAGCTTGTGGTTATGACTTCAACAAATGTTATGAATGATCTTGAACTTAAAATCGGAAACTTCACATTTAAAGGCATTTATCTGGCGATCTTTTTGCCTATTATCTCGGGCCTTGCTGGTGGCGTGTGGTATATCAGCGATTTTTATAATCGTATTAATGTTATTGATTCCTTGGCTAACAGTAATAGCTCTTTTGGCGGAACTATAGAAGATTTAGAAGCACGTTTATCTTCAGTTGAACAATCTATTGCCGACAATGATATCAGCTCCTTACAGGGCAAATTAGCCGAGCTAGGTACTAATTTATCTCTCATTATGGAAGCACAAAAAGATTTAATGGATCTCAAAGACCAATTCAAAGATGTTGATGTTGCAGCCAAAGAAAACAAATTGCTTGTTGAATCGTATGAAAGTAGAATAAAAGAGCTAGAAAATAAAATTAAATTACATCAACGAGAAGTTGATGATATATGGAAAGGAATGGATGCTCTAGCAAATCCATTAGGCTAATGGCTACTAAAAGAAAAAGTTCAAGTCCCAAACCAAAAAACCCAAGCCTATACGCACGAGTAAAGGCTGAAGCTAAACGTAAATTCAAAGTATATCCAAGTGCCTATGCTAATGCTTGGTTAGTTAGAGAATATAAAAAACGTGGCGGAAAATACTAATGTCTCTGAAAAAGTGGTTTCAAGAAGAGTGGGTTGATATTGGTCGTAAAAAAAAGAAAGGCAAATACCAGCCCTGTGGTCGTAAGAAAGCGTCAACCAGTAGAAAGGGTTATCCTAAATGCGTACCCAAGTCCAAAGCCATGTCTATGACAGCTGCACAAAAACGTAGTGCAGTCAAAAGAAAACGAGCAAAAGCACAAGGTGTTGGTGGTAAACCAACTATGGTTAAGACTATAATAAGAAAGAGGAAAAAATAATGCCAAAAGTAGGAAGTAAAAAATTCTCATACTCTAAATCTGGTATGGCTAAAGCAAAAGCCTATGCTAAGAAAAAGGGTAAGAAAGTAAAATATAAAAAGTAAGGAGCATCATGCCGTACAAAAAATATTCACCTAAGCAGAAGAAATTAGCTGCTGTCGCTAAACCCCGTAATAAAATCACAGGTGCTGATTTTAAAAAATTAAAAAAGAAGAAAAAATAAGGAGTAATTATGTTTGATTTAATATTTAACATTATTTGTTTTGTCTTTATAATAATTGGTCTCTCATCAGTTATTGTTTATGCACTACCTGTGCCTAAAGACAAAAAGCTAAAACAGGTTTACGACTATGTAAAGCTTGTAGCATTAAAGAAAAAGAAATAATTCGATGAGTGATTTACTAAACAACTTAATAGGTCCAGTATCTGGGATACTGGACAAATTTGTTGCTGATAAAGATTTAAAAGCAAAGCTAGAGCATGAAATTAAAACCGAATTACACAAGGCTAATATGGCGCAGATCGAAGTTAATAAAATCGAAGCGCAAAGCAAACATTGGTTTGTCGCAGGTTGGCGACCGTGTGTTGGTTGGATTTGTGCTTTTGCACTTGCTTATCACTTCATTCTCCAGCCCTTTGCGGTCTTTACGATATCTCTCGCAGGCCTCTCATACGATCTTCCAGAGTTTGATATGAATAGTCTTATGACTATCTTGCTTGGTATGCTGGGCTTAGGTGGTTTAAGAACTTACGAAAAAAAACAAGGCGTAACAAAATGAAAAACTGGCCAAACTTTAAGTACGAAGAATTTGCTTGCAAACACACAGGCGAAAACAAAATGGACCCTAGTGTGATAGACAAGCTCCAAGAACTCAGAACCGAATGTGACTTTCCTTTTATTATTACCTCAGCTTACAGATCTGAAAGTCATCCAGCAGAAATCAACAAAGAAAAACCAGGCACACACACCAAAGGCATAGCAGTCGATATCTTGGTAAGCGGTTCACAAGCTTATGAAGTTGTTGCTCTAGCACCGCAGTTTGGTTCTACAGGTATAGGGGTCCAACAAAAAGGTAAGGCTAGATTCATACATTTGGATGTAGGTGGGGAAAAACATGGTAAGATACGACCATATATCTGGAGTTATTAATGGATCTATCAACATATTTAGTTTGGAATGTTTTTATTACATTAGTATTAGCGCCATTATTATTTTCCATTAGAAAAAATGAAACAGAGTTAAAAAGGTTGGATATTTTATTGAACAAAACTAGAGAAGAAATTCCAAGCAAGTATGTCACCAAAGAAGATCAAGAAAACGATATTTCAAGATTATTTGAAAGACTTGACAAATTAGACCAAAAAATTGATAAACTAATAGCACAATGAATTTTTACAATCCATTTATGTCTGCCATACAGTACGCTCAATCAATAGCGGGCGGTATGCCATTTTCACAAGTAGTTCAACCTGGTATGAGTTTTTCACCACAGTTTCCAATGGGTGATAGGGTTATTCCACCATCACCAGGATTACCACCAGTAACACCACCATCAGTACCACCAAACATACCACCAGTTGGTGTTGGGTCAGGTATGGGTGGTTACGGTAGTGGCGGATCTTCTCGTCTTAGAGATATTAGAGATGGCGACATGGGTATTGTTTATGACCCAATGGATGTTGGTCAACCAGGCGGTCCACTACCTTTTGACCTTGGTAAATCAGCAGGACCGTTAGATTTCATGTCATTGTTACCACCACAACAACCACCAGCAATAGGCTTACCACCAATACAGCCACCAAGAAAACCCCTGCCAGATTTATCTGGTGGATTAATGAACACAGTACCAAGCGATCTTGGTAAAGTATTAAGTCTTATCTAAATGCCATCACAAGAAGAAATGATCAAGGCTCAAGAAGCCGAGAATATTCTTAACAGCGATTCTTTTAAAGAAGCTATTGCTAATCTCAAAGAAGAATACGTTAATCATTGGTTAAGAAGCAGAAACATTGATGATGTTGATATGAGAGAAGATTTACATAAAGCCATCCTTCTATTACCAGAAATAGAAAGGCACCTAAGAATTATTGCTGAAAAAGGCAAAATCACTAAGTCACAGTTAGAAAAGCTCAGAAAAATTAGTTAAAATATAAAAAAACTACAAAAGGAGTTTTTATGGCAACAACGGATAAACCGATTGCACTACAGTCCGAAATGGACAAAGCAGCTTCATCATTTGAAGGATTTTTAGCACCTGAAGAGGAGAATGTTGAACCCCAAGAAGTTGAAGTTGAAGAAGCCGAATCTGAAGAAGAAGTCGAAGAAGTTGAAGAACTTGTCGATGATTTAGACGATGAGGATGAAGAAGAAGTTGAACAAGAAGATATTGAGGAAGAAGTAGAGCAACCTCAGCTTTATACAGTCAAAGTTGATGGTGTGGAAACAGAGGTCACGCTCGAAGAACTCCAAAATGGTTATTCTCGTCAGCAAGATTATACGAGGAAAACTCAAGAACTGTCTCAACAGCGTAAGACTATTGAGCAACAGCAAGCTGAGTTAACTCAAAGAGATGCGATTTATTCTCAACTGCTACCTAAGATGGAAGCACAGCTTAATGCTGAATTAGGTGATGAACCTGATTGGCAGAAGTTATATGAGGATGATCCAGTAGGGTATGTTAGGGAAAAACAACTCTGGGATCAGAAGAAAGAAAAGTTATCCGCAGTTCAAGTTGAGCAGCAAAGACTTCAACAAGAAGCTATGGCTGAACAGCAAAAACAAATTCAATCTATGGTTGAAGAGGGTAACAAAAAACTTTTAGAAATAATCCCTGAGTGGTCTAAACCTGAAACAGCAGCTCAAGAAAAAGCTGCTATTAGACAATACGCTATCGATGTCCTTGGTTATTCACCACAGGAAATGGATCAAGTCTATGACTACAGAGCTTTGATTGGTTTAAGGTCTGCATGGCTTCAACATGAAGCTGGACAGGCAACTAAAAAGAAACCAACACAAAAAGCAGCTGCCAGAGTAGGTAAACCTGGTTCAACAACCAGAAAAAGGTCAGCAGCTCCAGAGAAAAAGTTGCGTCAAAGGTTAAAGCAGACTGGTAAACAACAGGATGCTGCAAAATTATTTGAACAGCTATTAAAGTAAGGAGAAAATATAATGGCAAAAGTTACAAATGCTTTCGATACCTATAGCGCTACTGCTGATAGAGAGGATTTGAGTAATATTATTTACAACATATCCCCAATGCAAACTCCATTTATGAGTTCTATCGGCACTAGAAATGTAAAAAATGTTGTCTTTGATTGGCAAACAGAAGTTCTTCCAACACCATCATCAAGTGGTGAATTAGAAGGTTTTGAACTTTCCAGATCAGCAGCTCAAGCAACTGTTAGAGAATCAAACGTATGTATGATTTCAAAAAGAGATGCAACAGTTTCTGGTTCACAGGAAGTTTCAGACGCAGCTGGTAAGAGATCAGAAATGGCTCACCAGTTAGCTCTTATGGCTAAAGCTCTTAAGAGAGATATGGAAGAAGCTCTATGTCAAAATGGTGCAAAAACAACTGGTAATGCTACAACAGCTCGTGTAACTGGTGGTTTTGAATCTTGGGTTGAAACTAATGATTCAAGAGGTACTGGTGGTTCAGGAGCTGGTAACGGTGCAGCTCCAGTCGATGGCACACAAAGAGACCTAGACGAAGATCTTTTAAAAGACGTATTACAACTTTCATTTGAAAATGGTGGCGAACCATCATTAGCAATTTGTGGACCACATAACAAGCAAGTTATTTCTGGCTTTACAGGTAGAACACAAGCAAGACAAATGATCGATGCTAATACTGTTGAAGCATCTGTATCAATCTATTCATCTGACTTTGGTGAGTTACAAATCGTACCATCAAACAGATCAAGAGAAAGATCTCTACTATTGGTTGATCCAGAATATGCAAAAGTAGCATATCTAAGAAACTTCCAAACAGTTGATATTGCAACTATTGGTGATGCAGAAACCAAGATGATTGTAGTTGAGTACGGTTTAGAAGTATCTAATGAGAAAGCACACGGTATCGTGGCTGACTTAAACGTATCTTAATGATATTTATGGGCGGGCTTAGTCCCGCCCTCTTTTTATGGCTAGACGAACTATCATAGATCACAAACTTGGTTACAAACATGAGTTTGCTACTGAGGATGATAAAGTTGTTTACCACACTACCCAAGACGTGCAACCCATCTTAGAACACGTCAAACAATTAAGTTACAATAAACCAGGGAAAGATTTACGTCACGTTGCGGAAGTTCCTATGGTAATATATCAACAAGCCATGCGAGAAGGCTGGGCCAAAGACCAGAAGGCATGGAAAAAATGGTTGAACAATCCAGACAATAAATTGTTCAGAACATGGAAAGGTAAGGTATGACATATTCAGAATTAAAAACCAACATAGCAAACTACTTAAATAGGTCTGATTTAACAGATCAAATGGATATGTTTATAGATAATGTCGAAGGCGAACTAAACAGAAAAGTAAGAACAAAAGAAATGATTAAAAGGGCTAATGCTACAGCAGATAGCCAATACCTATCTTTACCAACAGATTGGTTAGAAGTAATTAATGTTGAGATTACTTCAAATGATTTCAAACCTTTATTTCAACAATCACTAGAATCATTGGATGTTTACAGACAATCTATTAACAATAAAACAGGACAACCAATATACTTTGCTATCATGGATGAAGCCCTAGAGTTAGCACCAACACCAGAACAATCATACACACTACAATTAACTTATTACGAAAAGATTCCAGCTTTGTCTGATAGTAATACTTCAAACTTTGTTTCACTCAATCATCCAGATGTTTACTTATATGGTGCATTGAAACACGCATCTATCTATTTAATGGAAGATGAAAGGGTAGCAATGTTTACTCAGCTCTTTGAAAAAGCGTTAGAAGAAATTAAAATGGAACAAGAAAAAGCAGAATTTAGCAAAGGCTCTCTTATGCAAAGAAGAAGGTCTTATGGTAAAGCTAAGAAAAACGTTTATTATTGGAGTAACAACTAGGAAGTATTATGGCAGGATTTTCAGACTATTTAGAGGACAAAGTTTTAGACCATGTATTTGGTGGTAATGCCTATACAGCGCCATCAACTTTATACGTTGGTTTATACACAGTTGCACCATCTGACACAGGTGGTGGCACAGAAGTTTCAGGCGGAGCTTACGCACGACAAACAGCTACTTTTACAGTTTCAGGCACAGACCCAACAACAGCTACTAATTCAGCTGCTATTGAATATCCTACAGCTACAGCAGACTATGGCACGGTTGTTGCTTGTGGTGTTTTTGATGCTGCAAGTGCTGGTAATTTACTAGCATACGCAAGTCTTACCAGTAATAAAACAGTAGAAAGCGGAGACATATTTAGATTCAACTCTGGTGATTTAGATATCACTCTCGCATAATGGCTTCCATAGGCTACGGCAGAGGGTTCTACAGTAGGTCCTACTATAACAATTTAGCATTTCAAGCAGTATCAAATGTTGCTGCCAGTAGTGGTTTTACTTCTTCTGCTGGTTTTTCTAGGGTTGGCGCATCAACCATATCTGGTATATCTGATTTTGATTCATTAGGCAGAATAGTTAGTTTAGGCAATTCAACTATTGCTGGTGTTTCAGATCTTGATTCTATTGGTAGGCTTGTTAATTTAGGAGCATCTACTCTTGCGGGAGTAAGTGATTTAGATGCCATAGGATCTCAAATATTTCAATCCACTAGTTTGGTTGCTAGTGTTACTGACTTTTCAGCATTTCCAAATGTCACTTACGCAACTGAATCCTTGTTCGCCCAAACAAGTGGTTTTTCAGCTATCGGTAGTTTAAAATGGGAAGATATATTAGTACCAACAGATGATTGGTCAGATCAACTAACAACAGGTAGTTGGACAGCGCAAAACAACCCATCATCTACATGGTCAGAACAAACTGTTGCAGACGATACTTGGACAGAACAAAGCGTAACAAGTGAGACTTGGACAGAACAACAAAATAGATAATGGCAGACACAACAACAACCAACCTCAGTTTAACCAAACCAGAACCAGGAGCATCGGAAGATACCTGGGGAGATAAACTTAATACCAACTTAGATACCATAGATGCGATCTTTTCATCTTCTGGTACTTCTATAGCATTGGGCAGAGTTGGGATATTAACATCACCACACGCTACCAACGCTTTACAAGTTGTTGGTAATATAGCAGCAAGTGGACAAGTTAGCGGTGCATCTCTTAAAGCCGTAACTTATGGGATTAGTATTGGCGCAAATGAAGTTATTTCTTCAGCCAGAAATATTACTAATATTGTTGATATTACTACTAGCGGTGATTTAACTTTGGGCGCAAGTCCAGTTATAGACACATCTTCTGGGCATATTATTTTTAAATCAAGTGGCGCAACCACAGGTCAATTTACTAGCACAGGTTTTTCAGTAGTTGGTGGAGTAGCAGTTACAGGAAATTACAATACCTCATTGGGTGGCTATCAAATTGGCGGTGTTACTGTTATTGATTCATCGTCAAATATTGATGGTGCAACTATCACAGCATCAAGTGGTTTTAGTGGTAATTTAACTGGTAATGTCACAGGGACAGTTTCTGATATTTCAAATCACGATACTGGTGATTTAACAGAAGGATCTAACTTATACTACACAGATGCTAGGGCCAGAGGAGCAATATCTGTTTCTGGTAATGCCATTTCATACAACTCAACAACTGGTGTTATAACATCTAACTTTGAAGAATCACCAACCTTTACTGGTGATGTCACCATATCAGGCGATCTCACAGTCAATGGCACCACAACAACAATTAACACCGCTACCTTAGATGTAGAAGATAAAAATATTACTCTCAATTATTCCACAGGAGATTCTTCAGCAAGTGCTAATGGTGCAGGCATTACCATCCAAGATGCAGTCAATTCAACAACAGATGCAACCATCTTATGGGATGCCACCAATGATGAGTTTGATTTTTCACATACAGTAGATATACCGACATTAAAACTTAATGGCACAACTGTCACAGCAACAGCAACAGAACTTAATTATGTGGATGGTGTTACTTCAGATATACAAACACAATTAGATGCTAAATATGAAGCCAACGATAATGTCACACTTGGCACTATCTCTAGTGGCAATATTACTGTATCAGGCACATATCCAAAAATTACTTTAACCGATACAGACAACAATCCTGATTTCACCATTATTGGTGGTTCTGGACAGTTTGGTATATACGATGAAACTAATACAACCTATAGATTACAAATCAATAGCTCTGGTAACGCTACTTTTAATAATGCCTTAACAGTAGAAGGGACAACAACATTTAATGATGATGTTACATTTAGTAATGATGCTTTGTTTGGTGATAGCGACAAAGCCATCTTTGGTGCAGGTAGCGACCTACAAATCTATCATGATGGGTCTAATAGTTACATAAAAGATGCAGGAACTGGTAGTTTAATCTTAGAAGGCACTACATCAACACAAATAAAAGGCTCAACTTTTGTAATTTTACGCTCTACTGCTGGTGAAAATATGGCAATAGGGAATGCTAATGGCTCTTTTGATTTGTACTATAATGCTGCAAAGAAACTAGCCACCACCTCAACAGGAATAGATGTTACAGGGACAGCAGTTGTTGATGGTTTGACTTCAAGTGGTCTTGTAACTGTTGGTAGTGGTGCAGGAGCAATAAAAATAAATGAAAGCTATGTCAAAGCTAGAAGCTCAGATAATGCTAATGACATTAATTTAATTGCCAATATCAATGTCTTTGATGCTGATGATGTTGTAATAGGTTCTACAACTGGTGAAAGATTTAATGACAATATAGTTTTCAGAACCAATGGTTCACAAGCACTTAGATTAGACTCCTCACAAAATGCCACCTTTGCAGGAGATGTCAGTATTCCAGTTGCTAAATCATTATATTTTGGTGGTGGTAGTCATACCTATATTAGAGAAGATATTGACGATAGATTAAGATTCTTTGTTGGTGGTGCTGAGTTCATGAGATTTACTGAGGACACTACTGACACCATAAATCTTTATAAAGATGCCACCTTTGCAGGCACTATCAGTAGTGGTGCTATTACCTCAAGCGGAAAAGTAAAAGGCTCTAATATGGAAATCTTAGGTGCTTCTGGTTCATCAGGGTTCTTATATATTTTTGATAGTGATAATGGCACATCAAATACTGATGGATTCTTACTGCAAAAATCAGGCAATAATGCTTTTGTTTACAACAGAGAATCTTCTGGAAGTTTAAGTTTGGGTGCAGGCAATACATCAAACTATTTAGTTATTGATTCTAGTGGAAATATAGATTTAGGTTCTACACAAATATTAGATCAGAGCAGAAACTTAACCAATATCAGCACTATCAGTAGTGGTGCTATTACTTCATCAGGGCAAGTGTATGCTGATGAGCTACGAGTAACCAACGATTCATTATTTGAGGGTGGTATTGATGCGACAGGGCAAACGATTGATTGTGGTGATATTACAATTGGTGGCACAAACTCATCATTAACAATAAATGGTGGTACTTCATATACCAACACATCTGCCATCATTTTATCTAATGGTCGTACCAAAATAGATTCTGAAATTATTGATGGAACAGCACAAGGCGATACAGCTATCAAGTTCTCTAACAGAGTTTCTGGCACTCTAGCTGAAAGAATGAGGATTGACCATTTTGGTCGGGTTGGTATTGGGACAACCACAGTCACTAATGCTCTTGGTTGGGGTTCTATTGCTCAAATAGGTGGTGCAAATCCTGCTATATCACTTAAAAACTCTAGTAATGTTCAATGGGATATTTCTAATTTTGGCGGTACTTTTAATATTTATAATGGCTCAAATGCAAGACTTAGAATAGATACCTCAGGTCGGGTTGGAATTAGCAACACAGCACCATCTGAAAAGCTAACTGTTGATGGTGGTGGTATTGCTGTTGGTGGTGGTGTTAATAGAGCTTCTGGTGCATCTGGTTTATTCCTTAATTATTCATCAAATGTGTCTACTCTTGAATCAGCATCTTGGGGTAGCACTTATAGAGATTTAGAAGCTCATGGTGCTAAATTTATTGTCAAAACAGGGACAGGAAGTGTAACTGAAAGACTTACTGTCCTGCCCTCAGGCAACGTGGGGCTTGGGGAAACTAATCCTTTAGCTTTATTACATTTAGATGCTTCATCTAACGCACAAATAAGATTTAGTGACACACAAGACCCATTAAATAACTTTGTAGGATTAGAAACTTTAAGTGATGGTTTAACTATTGCTTGTGATGAGGGTAATGCTTCTTCTAATTCAAGAATTATTTTTAAAGTAGATGGTTCAGAACGCATGAGGATTGATTCATCAGGTCGCTTGGGCTTGGGAACTTCTGCTTCTGCTCCTGCACATTTGCTTCATGTGCAAGGTACAGGCTCTAATGTTCAATTTGGTGCATCAGGCACAGATACAGGTTTAATACATTATGGACAACCTACTTTTTACAGTAATTTTGGAAGTGATAAAGTAGTGCAATCGCAAAGATATTCTGCAAGTTCTGCTTACAGACTTGATTTAGAGCAAGTTGTGACATCAGGTGTGGTAAGATGGTCATACAATCAAGTTAATAACAACACAGCTTATAACAATGTTTTAACTTTCCATAATGGAAAACTTTGTATAAATGACACAAACTCTACAAGCAACAATAAATTAAATGTTAAGTTAGGTGATTCTGGTGTCACTTCTACCTCTAACCAGTCAGTTGCTTTCTTTGAAAACAATACTAATGCTTGGCTAACTATCGGTTCTGGCAGTTCTTCTTTTGGTGGTATTTTGTTTGCTGATAGTCAAGACAATGATGTTGGGCAAGTTAGATATGACCATAACAATGAGCAAATGCA